GTTAGTGCTAGTATTGGTATGCGTGGTGTAAGTAAATACTTTGGGAATAAAAAATGAAAAACAATTTTGATAAATGTCTAGAGATGTTATTACATCATGAAGGTGGATACGTTAATCATCCTAGTGACCCAGGTGGTATGACTAACCTCGGTGTTACTAAAAGAGTCTATGATGAATGGATCGGCAGGGAATCTACAGAGCAGGAGATGAGAGATCTAACTCCAGCAGATGTCGGGCCAATATACAAAAAGAATTACTGGGATAGAGTTAAAGGTGATCATCTACCATCTGGTGTAGACTGGTGTGCGTTTGACTGGGCCGTGAACTCAGGTTCTGGTCGTCCAGCTAAAGCTATCCAACGTGCAGTAGGAGCTACAGCTGATGGAGCAATCGGGCCACAGACACTAGGTCTTATCATGGAGAAAGACCCTAAGTTTATTGTGGACTACGTATATACTGTTCGTCAAGGCTTCTATGAAGGCTTAGATACCTTTAAGACATTTGGTCGTGGTTGGACTAGACGAAACAAAGAAACACTAGAACAAGCATTGAGTATGATATAATGGCAGTCCCTGATCGAGTCAAAGCAACTATGAAACGTCTTAATCTTAAAGGCGTGAATAAACCTAAGCGTACTCCTGACCATGCTACTAAGTCTCATGTCGTTATGGCATCAGAGGGTGGAAAATATAAACTTATTCGTTTTGGAGAACAAGGTGCATCTACAGCAGGTAAACCTAAGTCTGGTGAATCTGATAGGATGAAGAAGAAAAGAAAATCATTTAAGTCTAGACATGCCAAGAATATTAAGAAGGGCAAGATGTCAGCAGCCTATTGGGCAGATAAGGTTAAATGGTAATGGCTAAACCTAAATCAAAATCTAGAGTAAACGAAGCAGGTAATTATACAAAACCTGCATTACGTAAGAGATTATTTAGTAAAATTAAAGCAGGTACTAAGGGTGGTAAAGCAGGTCAGTGGTCTGCACGTAAAGCACAAATGCTAGCCCTACAGTATAAAAAAGCTGGTGGAGGTTATAGAAAGACATGAAAGCTTCTCAGAAGTCACTTAAGAAGTGGACTAAAGAAAAGTGGGGAACTAAAAGCGGTAAGCCTAGTGCTAAAACAGGAGAACGTTATCTCCCTAAAAAAGCAAGAGAAGCTTTAACCCCAGCAGAATATGCAGCTACTAGTGCAGCTAAACGTAAAGGCACAGCAGCAGGAAAACAATTTGTAAAACAACCAAAGAAAATTGCAGAAAAAACTAAAAAATTTAGAGCTTCGAAAGGCGGACTTACTATGAAAAAAGGTTATCACAAAATGCCTGATGGCACAATGATGAAGGATTCAGACATGAAGAAAAAGTCTGGGTATATGCACGGTGGTATGGCTAAACCTAATAAAGGTATGAAAGCCTTAAAGAAAGCTGCACCTAAAGTAGCTAAGAAAATGGGTTATAACAAAGGTGGCATGGCTAAATGCGGTGCATCTTATAAAGGATAAATAGATAATGAACTTTGAGGATTATAAAGAACCGTTAGAAGAGTGTGGTTACTTAGTAACTTCTGAAAACGTCACTACTAAAATGGGTGATGTACTAGCTGCTTTAGATCCTTATGGTTCTTATTGGTGTACTGATTCCAGAGTACAAGAGATATTATCTTCTGTCGTAACTAAAAAAGTACGTGCTCGAACTAAGTCGGGGCATTTTGTAAAGGATGATCCAACAACTCCTGAGAATGAAGCTTGGACAACAAAGACTGTAGGAAGTAAAGATTAAATGGTTGAAACAGCCTACTCTACAGCTACAGAAGCAGTAACAGTAGCATCTACTACTACAGGTGCTAACGCTACTCTTGTGTATACTTGTCCACCATTTCATGATGCAACAGTGGACTTATTACACGTAGCTAATAACAATAACTCTTCTAAGAAAGTTTATCTACAGTTCTACCATAAAGATGATACTACTTATCATTATGTGCTTAAGAATCATACTATAGCAGGTAACTCAGCAGAAAACATATTTGGTGCTGGGGTATTACATCTTCATGCAGGGGATAAGATTGTTGCATATGGTGAGACAACTAATACTATGGAAGTACTAATATCTTGTAGAGAATTTTATAATCCGACACGTTAAAGCATAACGGGGTTGCATTATTATCTATAGTATGATATAACTGTTTGTGTAAAACTAGTCTTCAGTAAACTACAAATGTCTTGTAGTATCACACTGGAGAACTTATATGTTTAAAACATTTTCAATTTGGCTTAGAGCCTTACACGATTCAATACAAAAATCACAACAGGCTAGAGCAGATTTGTGGTTACTTACACACTTAACTGATAGAGAATTAAAAGATATCGGTGTATCAAGATACGATATCAAACGGAGAATAAATGGCTCGTAACCTTACAGAAAAACAAGAAATGTTTCTTGAAGCATTATTTGGGGATGCCAGAGGTAATACCATGCAAGCAATTAAACTTGCAGGGTATGCCGAAGGTACATCTTCAGCTAGTATAATGAAAACTCTAGAAGCAGAGATTGCAGAGAGGACTAAGAGTCTTATAGCTACTCGTGGTCCTCAAGCTGCATACTCTATGCTAGACGTAATGGAAAACCCAACTGACTTGGGTAATAAAGAAAAGATGGCAGCTGCAAAAGATCTACTAGATCGAGCTGGCTTTGTAAAAACAGATAAGGTTGAGGTTAAAGCAGAGAGTCCTTTGTTTATATTACCTCCTAAATCAGATGAAGACTAATAAAACTTGGCAGTTACCTAAGCCAGAAAAAGCTGAAGGTGAGTTTGATTGGCTACCAGTAGTAAGAGTAGGTAGAGTTATACCATTTGGCTATAGACAAGACCCCAATGACTCTGATATACTGTTACCAATCCCAGAAGAGTTAGAATTATTCGAACAAGCTAAGAAGTATCTTAAGCAATATAGCCTACGTGAAGTTTCTAATTGGCTAAGTGCTACTTCAGAACGTTATATCTCTCATGTGGGTCTTATGCAGAGGGTTAAACTTGAACAAAAACGTAAGAAAGAAGCTTCAATCCAACGCTTCTATGCAGAAAAGTACAAAAAAGCCGCAGAAAAAGCGGAAAAGCTCGAAAGACAACGTATCGGTGCAAGAGTCCCAAAAGGAACTAGCACCAGCGCAGGTGAAATCACCACCGATTGACGTAGAGAAAGCTACAAGGAACATAATCTTTGAACCTAACGAAGGTCCACAGACAGATTTCCTAGCATCTACAGAACAAGAGGTACTTTATGGTGGTTCTGCTGGGGGTGGCAAGTCATATGCTATGATTGCTGACCCTGTACGCTTTCTAAACAACCCTCATGCAACTATGTTGCTAGTACGTAGAAGTACAGAGGAGTTAAGAGAGCTTATATCTGTATCTAAACAACTATATCCCAAAGCAATACCTGGGATTAAGTTTATGGAAAGAGATAAAACTTGGATTGCACCATCAGGTGCGACATTATGGATGTCATATCTAGATAGAGATGATGATGTAATGAGATATCAAGGTCAGGCCTTTAATTGGATTGGCTTTGACGAGATGACACAGTGGCCTACACCGTATCCTTGGAACTATATGCGTTCAAGGCTACGTACAACTAAACAATCGGGTCTACCTCTCCACATGAGAGCAACATCCAACCCAGGTGGCCCAGGTCATCAATGGGTAAAGAAGACTTTCATCGACCCTGAAGTACCTAATAAGGCTTTCTGGGCTACAGATCCTGAAACAGGTGATGTTATTGAGTGGCCTAAAGGTCATAGCAAAGAAGGTGAACCATTATTCAAACGTAGGTTTATACCTGCTACTTTGTTTGATAATCCTTACTTAGCTGATGATGGTATGTACGAGGCAAATCTACTGTCGTTACCTGAGCATCAGCGAAGGCAGTTACTTGAAGGTGATTGGGATATTAATGAAGGTGCAGCCTTCCCAGAGTTCAACAGACAAATACATGTAATTGAACCATTTGATATTCCCGATAACTGGCCTAAGTTTAGAGCATGTGACTATGGTTATGGTTCGTATACTGGAGTTGTTTGGATAGCAGTATCACCTGATGAACAACTGATTGTTTATCGAGAGATGTATGTATCTAAAGTTATTGCTACTGATTTAGCAGATATGATATTAGATGTTGAACAGTTTGAAAAAATACGTTATGGTGTGCTTGATAGTTCTTTGTGGCATAAACGTGGTGATACTGGACCATCTCTAGCAGAACAGATGATAATGCGTGGGTGTAGGTGGAGACCAGCAGATAGATCAAGAGGATCTCGTGTAGCAGGTAAGAACGAATTACACAGAAGACTACAAGTTGATGAGTTTACAGAAGAACCTAGACTAGTATTTTTTAATACATGCTCTCATACTATATCTCAATTACCTTCTATACCTTTAGATAAAAAGAATCCAGAAGATGTAGATACACATGCTGAAGATCACCTGTACGATGCATTAAGGTACGGAATAATGACAAGACCTAGAAGTAGTTTATTTGATTATGATCCTACATCTAACTCAGGTTTTCAAGCCAGCGACCCAACTTTCGGTTATTAAGGAAAAGCAATGGAAGAAGATGAAATCTTTGAAAATGAAATGGCAATGGACTCAGTAGAGGCTAATGCTATAGAAGACATGGATGAAGATAATTATTCTGATCCACTTTCAGGAACTGTAGTTGGTTTAGTACAAGATCATTATACTAAAGCTTCCACTGCTCGTGAGAACGAAGAAAAACGTTGGGTACAAGCCTACCGTAACTATCGTGGTTTATATGGACCAGATGTCCAGTTTACTTCTACAGAAAAGTCTAGGGTGTTTGTTAAAGTTACTAAGACTAAAGTACTAGCTGCTTATGGTCAAATAGTAGATGTACTCTTTGGTAACAGTAAGTTCCCTATTACAGTTGACCCTACTACACTACCTGAAGGTGTAGCAGACTCAGTATTCTTTGAGTCTAATGATGATATGCGTAAAGCCAAAGAAGAGTTTGGCCCAGAAGAAATGCAGTTACGTCCAGGTGAAACTGTAATAGATCTGCAGGAACGTCTAGCAGGTTCTAAAAATAAGTTAGCACCTGTAGTTGATATTCTTGAAGAAGGTAATGGTAGAACTGCTACTGAAATTACTATACACCCTGCTATGGTTTCTGCAAAGAAAATGGAAAAGAAAATCCATGATCAATTAGAAGAGTCTAATGCAAACAAACAACTAAGAGTTGCTGCCTTTGAGTGTGCCTTATTTGGTACAGGAGTAATGAAAGGGCCCTTTGCTGTAGATAAAGAATATCCTAAATACGAAGAAGGTGAATATACACCTCTAATTAAAACAGTACCTCAAACCTCATCTGTATCTATATGGAACTTTTATCCTGATCCAGATGCAGCTAACATGGATGAAGCAGAGTATATAATAGAACGTCATAAGATGTCACGTACTCAAATACGTGCGCTTAAACGTAGACCTTTCTTCCGTAAAAATGCTATAGATACAGCAGTAAACATGGGTGAGTCCTACACTAAAGAGTGGTGGGAACAAGCTATGGAAGATGACTCTAATGAGGCTAAAGCAGAACGTTATGAAGTTCTAGAGTTTTGGGGTAATGTAGATACAGAAGTTCTTGAAGGACATGATGTAGATATACCAAGTGATCTTAAAGATTTAGATCAAGTCTCAGTAAACATCTGGATTTGTAATGGTCAAGTATTACGTTTAGTAATGAATCCATTTACACCTACACTAATACCATACTATGCTGTACCTTATGAAGTAAGTCCTTATAGCTTATTTGGTATAGGTATTGCTGAAAACATGGATGATACTCAAACTCTTATGAATGGTTTCATGAGAATGGCTGTTGACAATGCTGCTTTATCTGGTAATATGATTATAGAGGTTGATGAAACTAACTTAACCCCAGGTCAAGA